CATTTTCATCTAATTTCCCTGTGTTGTCTTTATCAAACATATTCATTACTTCTTTTACTGTTTTTACACCAAAAAGTTCAACACCACCTCTTGTCTTTAGGTATGCCTCTAGTTCATTTTCGTCAACTAATCCATCTCCATCAGTATCTGCTGATGCACTATTTGAAGGTTCTAGTGATGAATCTGTTGTAGAAGAGACAACTTCAGAAGCTTCTTGGGTTGAGTCTGTGGACTCAGTTTGTGAAGATTCAACAGAGGTTCCTTCATTTGAATCTATATTTGATTTATCAGTAATTATTAATTCTTCTATGAAATGTTCCTTAGATGTTTTCATTTCAGATATATCTTGTTTTTCTATAAATTCTGGTGTAAGAACATTATTCATTTTAAATTCATTATTAATTAATATATTATCCATAATATTTGATATATATTTACTATTATTACCATTATATAATAGTTTACTAGTAATATTAACAGAGGCCATTTTACTTAATTTTAAATTTAAATATTTACGTAATGTATTAAAAATATTAGTTAAATGTAGAGTTATAATATCAGCATCCAGATTATCATTTGTATCGATCATTATATATAAATAAATAAATATTTTAATTATTTTTTATAATCCATAATTAATATTATGTAGTAAAAAAAAATACTATATAAATTTAATTTGTTTTTTCAGCATTTGCAGTCTCAGCAGCATTAATTACTTTTAATATTTCTTCAAGATTTTCAATATATTCTAAGTTTTCTCTATTTTTATAATCTGATTCATCAGCAGAACATTTTTGTTTCATAATACTAAATGAACAGGCATTATTTTTTGTAGAACATGCTAAATAATCTTTATTTTTACAATATTCATTAACAAATCCAGTCCATTCATTTTTTTCTAGTTTATTTAAATACTCTTTTACTTTTTTTTGATTATTCATTTTAATAAATTTTTCATCAGTGTATTGATCAATATCTGATGTACATTTACTATTCTCGTATTTACAATCATTATTTGGTATGGAACATTCTGCCATATTTTTTTTATTACATTTTATATCTTGCATATTTATCCATTCAACTCTTTGTTTTTTTTTATTATCAAGTTGTTCATCATTAAGTTTTGGATAAGGACTATTATAATTTAATGTTGACCTTTTATCATAATCTTTTATATCAGGAATACACTTATCACCTGTTAAAGGTTTAGTGCAACCATTATTTGAAGTGCGACATGAATCTTGATCTTTGACTTCACAATAATTACTAATACGATCTACCCATTCTTCTTTAGTTTGAGCAAGATCAGCATATGATTTAAAATCATTTAATTCATTTTGATTTGATTCAATTCGGTTAGTTGCATTCTTTAATTCTTCCAATTTTTCTTTAGTATATTTAGTTTCATCAGCTATACAATTGGAATTTTCATATACGCAATCTGTTGCTAATTTACAAGTAATAAAATTTTTTTGATTACAATATTTATTTTGCTCTAATTTCCATTCTTCTTTACCATAATCATCAGGAATAATAACATTTTCTAAAAAACTGCGTGTTAAATTATTATCGCATTTAAAATCATTATTTTTAATGATATTATCCATTTGTTCTGTAATTAAGTTTTTGTAATCTTCATTATTACCATCTGTTAACATTTTATAAGTGATATTGATACAGGCTATTGAGCATATTTTAAGATTTAAATATCTGCGTAATATGCAAAATAAATTTAATAAGTAGATATTTACAATATTGACATCTAAATTTGAATTTTCCATTATATTATTAACAAGTATATTTTATAATAATATATTATTTAAAATATATTCCTTAATTTTTTTTTTAATGATAAACCATCAACAATTTGAATATTTTGATTATATTGATTTATTCCTAATATTCTAGCACTATTTTCTACTATTTTATCAATTTTACTATAATGATTTGGATTTAAAGGAAGATTTCCACCTTTTTGAACTAAAAATGCCTTGTGCCTATTTACTACTTCATTTACATCAGCATTATATAATGATGCTAATACTTCATAAACAATTTTATTTAATAATTCTCCTGCTAAAACATTATCTAATTCATCTAATACAATTAAGTAGTCTTTTTGTAATTTAACATCATCTGGTATACCTGAGTTAGATGGTTGATCACCGCCCATTTGTATGTCATTTAATAATTTTAATCCAGCACTATAAGCAACTTTCCTATTTTTTAGATTTTCGTGATTTTTCATTATATATTGATATGAAATATTTAATTTATGAAATAATTTATAAATAAAAATTTAAATATTTTTGAGATTTTTTTCTAGATTCTATTTCAGGATTTTTCTTATAAAGTTCAAATCCATCTAAAAAATCTTTATGGGAAATGATACGATGTTCTTTTGAATTATCTTCTAATAAATTTCTTGAGTGAGCATATTTGCATTTAGATAATAAAGTTTCTATATCTCCTCCATAAAATTTAAAATACTCTTTCTCATTTTGAAAAAAATCCTTAGGTATTGTTTCAGGTTCGATCTCCCATTTTAATTCACTAACCTTTTTATAAAATATTTTTTCCATTTCATTACTGTTATATTCTGCTATTGATAGATGAATAGGAAAACGTCTTTCTAAACCATCATTCATTGTTAAAAAAAATTGTTCAATATCATTTTTATAACCAGCTACAACTAATACAAAATCACTTTTATTTTCAGATAAAAATTCCATTATCAAATCAATACATTCTTTAGCATATATATCCTTACTATCTTTACCATTACTACTTCCTAAACTATAAATTTCATCAATAAATAATACACCTCCTATAGATTCTTCTAACAATTTCATTGTTTTCATTGCTGTATGTCCAAGATATCCACCTATAAGATCATTTTTTTTAGCTTTTTTAAATGTTCCCTTAGATAAAACTCCTAAATTATTAAGTATTTCACTATATATATATGCAATTTCAGTTTTACCCGTTCCAGGTGGACCATCAATAATAGTGTGCAACATATCATAATTTTTAATGTCAAGCCTTTGTAAATAATATAATATTATATCAATTATTTTATTTTTTACATCTTCTAATCCAATTAATGTATTTAATTTATTAAGTGGAACTTCTAATTTTTTTAAAATTTTTAAATCTAAATTATAATATTTTTCAGGGTCATAATCTATAGATATTTTTTTACATAATTCTAGTAAATCATTTAAATTTTTTGGTTTTTCATCCAAATATATAAGATTTTTTTTATCTATTTTTTTTACAATAATTTCTTTATCTTCTTGCTCTTTTTTTTTTGGAATCATATCATTCATAATGTTAGTTGTAGTAAACATATTATTGCCTCCACCATTTAATAATGTTCCCATTAACTGATTTATATATTGACTGTCATTTGTTTTATTATTTTCGCTATTATCAATGGGTCTTCTAACTACAATTCTATTAATCTTAGGATTAATATTGCTTGGTGTATTATTAGAAGGTGTAATATATTTATTATTTATCGTTATATACTTATTATTTTGAGGAATTAACCATATTTTATCATTTGTTTTAATATGTTGATTTTTATGTTTATTCATTTCAAGAAATCTATAATATATATTTTTATATTCGTTTTTCTTTATGTATTATATATATATATATATTTACGATGTCATTAGATTTTAACCCAAATTATATAAATTTCAGTCAAATTTATGAAAATTTAAAACCAGGAATGTTAGTCTCATTTGTCACTATAAAAAATGAGAAAATTGACGCTATAGTAGAGAGTATTGATACAAAAATGATATTGAAAGATACATCTGGTAATGAAAAATTATATGAATTTATTAAGGATAAATTTATTAAAAATGATTACTTATTATTAGACTTTATGACAGATATGCTTATGACATCATATGAATCAGATGAGATATTTAATTATTCTCTTGAAAGTATTGAATTAAAAATAGCTAATGTTGAAACAGAATTTATTACAAAAGCGGACTGGGAACAAAGATATACTATGGAAGATCAAGTAGAAGATCTCACTAAATTTTTAATAAATAAAAAAAATAATAATGGGAAAAATAGTATTTTATATTGTAAACAAAAAGCTCAACGAATTGGTGATTTAATAGAAAATACACGATTTTATGATGATACTACAAATCGCTTATTATATCTTCCGATATATAATTCGCAAGTCAACCCTATAGTACAAATATTTGAAAAAGGTAATTACTTATCTGAATTGATTATTCCTATTATATCTGATAAAAAACAAGTATATGAAAATAGTAAATATACTCTAACAGAAGATGAGCGAATACATTTTAATAGAGAGGGTGTTGAAAAAATGCAATTAAATCTATTGATGGAAATTGATAAACAATACAGAGAGGCTACAAAATCTGAATTACAAGGAATAGATGGTGTTAATCCTATAAATTATAAGCAGAAAAGAATATTAGAGTATAAAGGAGGTATATTACCCAAAAAAATAACATTTGACGATTCTATAGATGTTTTTGAATCTATTTTACCTTCCCATAAATTATATGATAATAATCAATTTATTAGATATAATACATTAGCTAACTATGATTTTGAAGCATATCGTAATATAACACCTTTCAGTTCTTTTAAAAAGGGCAAAAATAGAGTAGTTTATGAAAAAAGAAGAGTTAGAGGACCTATAAGTATTTTAGTAGATAATCCTAATAGCACACTTATTACAGCATTATCAAATTGTCAAGTATGTAGAGGAACTGCTGGAACAGCTGAATCTAAATATTTTAATAAGCAAGATAAAGGTTCATCTAAATTTTTTAATCTATCAATATCAAAAGAACCTAGTTTTGAAAAATATATTGATGGTGAAGATATTTCTATAATCGGTTTTGTCTATAGAGATTCTAATAAAATTTCACATTCTTTTAATAATTTAATCAAAAATAAAAGAACCGATGATTCCTATATTATTGAATATGATATTAATACAACTATTATTGATAAAGTAAATGATAGTTCAAAAAAAAATACTATTAATAAAAATAATATATCAGTAAAAGATAATTTTGAAGGTGTATTTAATAAAAAAAAAGAAAATTTTTTATATTTTGGTGAAGGAGATAGCATTTTATCAAAACAACAATTTATGGAAAAAGTTAAAAGCATAATTCCTAATGTTGACAAAATTCTAGAAAGTGATAAAATTGATCAATGTAATAATTTGAGTGATGTAAATAAAATACTTAGTAAATACATGTTATCATTTAAAAATATTAATATAAAACAAATGAAAAAAATAGAAAAAAAATTAAATATAAGGTATTTAGATTACAGAAATAGTAATGAATTTGATAAACTATTAAAGGAATTTTATGTACAAACAAATAAAATCATACAAAATGCTTTTCAAAATATTTATGAAAATTGTTTTCAATTAAATTTAAATATTAATATCACTGAGATTAACAATATGATGTCGCAACATCTACAACTTTTAGACGATGATATAATATATCATATTATAAATTATTATTTTGGGGTAGAATGTTCCTATAAAAATAATGAAGAAAGTAGAAGATTGTTAATAAAATTATTTTATGATAGATATATTGATTATTTAATATCCGAAAATCCAATAAGATTGCTAATACAACCATTATTTGTTATTCAACACAAAGAACTTATTCCTATAATTGATATAATAAAACGATTTTATAACATAGATTTATCTCATCTTCACTTGCCAACATCGATCGGAATTTTAAATGAATTATATCATAATATGTTTATTAAAGATAGTTTAGAAACATTCAATATACTTGTAGAATATATATATGCTCAAAGAAGCATTAATAATTTAAATGTTGAGTCAAAATTTATAAGTGATAAATATCAAAATATTGATTTATTAGACGCTAAAATAAAAGATCTAGACGTGTTAATTAAAAAACATAAGAGTGAAGAAGGAACATGTTTTAATTATAAAATAACAAAATATTATAGTTCAATACATAAATTACATTTAGATAATACAGATAGTCCTATAAAACGAGACAGGCAATTTGATAGTGAAAACATTAATATTAAAGATAATGATTACGCATTGTTAATTGAAAATAATACAAGATTGTATCAAATATTTAAACGCATTAATAATAAATGGATTCTATTAATGGATGTTCCTGAGCAATTGCGTGTAGCACCTGTTTATGAAAAAGAAAAATATAAAAATGGAATAATAATAAATCCATTAACAGTAGGAAGAATTACAAACAATATAGATATTCCTATTTTATGTAATATGAATGGTAAAAATATCCAAAATTTTGACTTATCGGATAATTGTGCAACTTACAATCATGAATGTATTAACCGTAGTTTAATTTCTGTTATTGAAGAATATCAAGCATTAATAAATATAAAAAAAACAATTAATAATAGTTCAAAACAAAGACAATTATATTTAAATATAATTGATTTATGCCATAATAAACTAAAAAAAATTAAGGATATTAATGAGCAAGAATTAAATAAAAAGGTAGAATATAGTTTATCATCATATCAAGTAAAAGATACTCCAGTTATAAATGAAAAACTTATTAGATATAGATTATTATTTCAACAAATATTAAATGAGATTGAAGAAGACTCTCGTCTTGAAAAACTAGAAATGTTTATTCGCAACCATGGATTATTAAATAAAAAAGTAAAAGATGGTGTATTGATTACTTGTAATATTGATGAAACAGATGATATATATTATGATATTCCAGGAATAACTGAAAAGATGTGTTGTAAACATTGGTTATTGTATTCTAAACAATCCTATAAAAATAGTGAAGAAAGAGCTACATTACAAAAAACATTAGAGACTAATTATGGTATTATTACTATTAATGGTAGATGGATAGAGTGTAAAAATTGTGGATTGCGCATAGGTGAAGCTCCTTTCAGTGAATTAGAAGGATTTAATGCTGAAGAAAAAACAGATAAATTTAGAGAAGCTGTTAGCGAACAGCCTGATGAAGAGACTGTTTTTATTAATAAATATTCTGGTTTGAGTTATGATATATTTATATTTTTACAATCTTTATCACGCAATTATGGTATTGAATTGAAAAAAAATATAGTTGAAACAATTATACAACAATCACACGATGAATTAACAAAAAAAATAGCAGGATTTCATATTTATGAAAACTCTTTAATAAATCGTGATTCACCTCCTTATGCTGAAATATCTAAATTATATGAAGCAGGTAAATCTGGAGAAATGCCTATTAAATTGTATAAAAAAGATAGAGATATTGTTTTTCCAAATATAGCTTATTTAACTGATGATAAAATAGCAGAACTACAAAAATCAGAAAATCAAGTATCTAAGAGATTATTTAAAGGCATTGAAATGATTAAAAATTATTATAATGAATTTGTATCATTTCATACAGTTATAGCAACAATATCTAGATTAATTGTATATTTATATCAAAGTGTTCCTGAAATAAAAATGTATCAAACTGGATCAAGAGAGTCACGACTTCCAATTATAACAAATTATATTCTTAATCAAGATATAACATTGAACTTATTTGTTAAAATAATAACGGATTTTTTTAAAGTAAAATTAGATGGAAGATTAGGTGAAATAAGTGATGGTTTTAATAAATATATGAAAAAATCAATAGAAAAAACCGATGAACGAACAAAAGTAAGTATACAAAAATATATAGATGAATTTTATAAATATCATTCTATTAAAAGCGCAATTGAAAATAAAATGAAAATTTTAGATTTTGATAAAAAATATCGTGAAACAAAAGATAAACGCAGCTCTGATTGGAAAACATTTCGTCCTGTATTATTAGAAATTGATAAACCTCATAATTTTAGTCAACAAATATCACAAATTTCTATAGAATCTATTGAAAAGGATATACAAAATCAATTAACAACATCTAATCCTAACATAGAAAGACTTAAATTGGCAGGATTTATATTGATATATAAATTATTTGATTCAATTCATAATATTATAAATAAATCACAAACAATAAAAAAAAATGATTTTGCTAACTTTTGTTGCGTAGTTAAGACTAGAAGTCATTATTTAGACTATTTTAAACAAGCTGATAATAATATTAATCGTTATCTAATAAATTTAAATAACATTGAACAATATATTTTTTATAATCCTATTCAACAGTTTTCAAAAAATTATGAATATATTCTTAATTCACCTCCTCTTTTATTAGATTATTTTACCGAAGGTATATCTATAATGACTGATAATGATCTTAAATTAAAAATATTACATTTATTTAAAACATACACATTCAATTCAACTGATAATATTATTAAAAGACGATTATTAAGTAAATATAATGATCCTTATAAATCAACTGATCTGACTATAGAACAAATAAGAAATGATATGTCTCTAAAAGGCTTATCTCACATTGATGATAGAATATTAAATATTGAACAAAATAATGGTTTAATAATTGAAGATCTTACAACTGGCTTATTTATGTGGGAAATTCAAAAATTAATAGATGATAATATTTCAGGTAAATCTAAAAATGATCTTATAGAATTATATCAATCATTAGTTAATAAATTAAATAAAACAAATAAACTACAACTAAATAATAAATCATATTCTAGAATTGCCTTTTCAAATGAATATATGCCTTTAGATCAACTTATGATCAGTGATTTTAATAAAATAATAAAAGATTTAGAAACTGTAAAAATAAATATAAAAAATCTAATTTCCGAAGAAGATAGTAGATTAGATATAGATAAAGAATTAAGATTTAGATATCCAGAATTTTTAGATTTAATTGAAGCATATAAATCTATTCTTTCAAGATTAGCTAATATTAATCCACAAAATCTGCGTGATGAAATAACAGAAATTTGGCGAAATATGGACTCATTCAATATAAAAACTCAACAAGATATGTATCAAAATGTGTTTAAACCAATAAATGATTTATTTTCAAAATCACAAAAATTTAACATAAACGAAATGGCTAATTTAGAAAAAATAGAACAAGAACGAATGTCATATTTAGAAAATCAAATTTTAATTGAGGGATATCAAATAGAAGAACAAATATCAAAACAGCAAAATATACGAACTAAATATATTAATAATGAATTTTTATCATATAGAACTAGACTATTACGACAATATTATCAAATAATAATAGAAAAAGTTAATAAATTCAAATATTATAATTATACTACAAATTTAGTTACTAAATTTAGATCGATACACGAGTTTCCTATTTTTAGTGATAATTTTAATATTAATGGTGAAGCAGATAATATATATTCTAATTATCCTATTGTATCTTTTTTTAAAAATGATTTATATAATGATAATAAAGATAAACTATATAAAATATGGTCAGTTATATCTAATGAGATATTATCTTCCATAGAACCTATTCAAAATTCAATTTCTTCTATTGATCAAATTTTAAGAACATCGATTTTTAATGATGATCATTTCAAAACATTAATTTTATATTTTATGAAAAAAACATTAATTGGATTAAAGAGATTTTGTGAAGATATACCTGAATTAAATGAATACTGTAATGATTATATAAACATGTTTATACTAAGTGAAATTTCAACTCTAATGAAATTAAATAGTCAAAATAATAAATCAATATCTGTTCATTTACGCAATCTTATTACAGTAAAAAGTAGAAAACGAAAAGATGATTTTGATAAATTAGCAGATGAAGAGAGAGATCAGCATTCATTGAAACGCTCTTTAGGTTTAGGTAATTTTAGCACAAACACAAATGTTTATGTAGAAGAAGAAAAAAATGAAGAGGAAGAATATAATGAAGGAGACACAGTTCACAATCTTGGAATTGTTGCAATGTCGCAAGAACAAGCAAATCAATTAGAAATAGATATTAATGATACTGTAGCTGTTGCTGCGGCATTACAAGAAGATTTAGATAATGAAGACGCAATGAGTATAGGTAGTAATGATAGTGGATTTGATATGGATGATTAAATATATATTTATTTATAAAAATATATTTAATTATAAATTAGTGCCTTAATAATTTTTGATTGATTCACAATGTCTCCATTGAGTTGAAGGAGGTAATGTATTATTAGCACAAACAGGTGTTGTCTTGACACAGGGTATATTACCACCCTTAGGCATAACAGGTGTAATATCAATAGGTGTAGGAATACAAGGACGATGTGTATCCTTAGAAATAGTTCTGGAACTTATATTCCAATCAAATGGAATCTCTGTGCGTTCTTGTGGATCATTACATAACCATTCCCATCTATTCCAACCAGTGCCTCTCAAATTACAAGGACCATTGCTTAATCTAGTGTTCTCTTGAGGAAACATACAGTCTTTCATATGGACTAGATTCACATCATTAGGTCTTTGACCTCTTTTTAAAGCTTCACGACAGTTAGTGCATTCAGTATTAACACCACCACCACAAGGATATCCTCCCTTACAAACACTTTCAGGACAGCACGGTATATACTGTTTAGCTGGATCCTTTGATAATGTGCGTGTAATGCCTATTAATTCACTATCAACATCAATTAATTGTGTATTTTTAAAAACACTATCTCCCTTATATTGTAATCTAATATCTGGTGCATATGGATAACAAGCTTGGCAATTTTCATCTAAGTTATTAGGTGTAGATAATAAATAAGCACCTATACTAACTGATTGATTTAAATCTTGTTTATAAGCACCATCATCATAACCAATTCTGTTAAAACTCATTATATAATATATATATAATAAAAGGTTTTTTATAAAAACTTTATTCTAATTTTAATTTTATTAAGTTTAAATAATTAATTCTAAATATCTTTTATAAATTATATATGAGTAAGGAAGCATATTCTCATTATTTACTTGAAGTTAAACAGGAATATACACGACAACTTACTTCATTATTAGTTCCAGTTATGTATGAAGGTTTACATTCAATTTTTATAGAAGCAAAAAAAAACAGTAAAAATGAATCGCCAATGAAAGTATTCCAAATATTACTTTCAAGAATACCTCAATGGAATCAAACAATAATAAGTAATGAATATCAACGAATTATTCTTAAGACACAATGTGATTGGATTAATGACCTTATAACTGCTGTATATATGAGTAATGCTAAAATATTAAGTAGTTTAAAAACAAAAAAAAAAATTAAAACATTAAATCTACAAGTTCCTGAAGGGGATTTTTTTATTCATAATGCTTACATTGAGTGCGCACGGCAATTTTGGAAAAATCCCTATTTATTTTATGACGACATTCCTACAATTGAATATCAACGAAATATGCGCGAGGCTGAAATAATGATAGAACAATGTATTAATGAAACAATACGAAAATTATTACCAGTTCGCAGTATATTACAACAATATATAGCATTAGATGCTAAAGAAAGTTCAACTAGTAGTAGTAGTAGTTCAACTTCTTCAAGTTCAAGTTCTTCTAGCAGTAGCGACTCATCATCAACAAAAAGGAAATCATCAAGAAAGAAAAAATCAAAAAAACATAAAAAAAGCAAATATAATAAACATTATAATAAAGTTAACTCAGATAATAAATTAGAAGAAAACAACAATAACGAAAAAGATATAAAAAAAATAAAAAAAAAAAATAATAAAATTAATATTAAAAAAATCAAACCAGTCCATAAAGAATTTATATCTTTTCCTAAAGATTCTGAAGAAGATAACATTATTGAAAATATCGTTAATTATAAACAAAAAAATTTAGATGAAGAAAATGGTTCTTTACAATATGATACAAAAACAGTTAAAATAGATTTACAAAATAGTTTTATAAAACCTAACTCTCAATCCTTTAGTAATATATCAAATCATAATGATTTTGATTCAGCTATTATAAATAAATCTAATGATATATCATTTAAAGAACCAATTAATATAAATTTTGATATGAAGGAACCACCGCCTAGTTATTTATTTGGTGAAAAAACAGATCAATTAAATAATAACATAGATTATCTGCAAAAAAATAAAACAGATAAAGAATTAAGTATTCCAGAGAATTTATCATTAGATTTTAATCCTGTTCAACCCTCAAATAATGCTGTTGTTATTCCAGAGAATTTATCATTAGATTTTAATCCTGTTCAACCCTCAAATAATGCTGTTGTTATTCCAGAGAATTTATCATTAGATTTTAGTCCTGTTCAACCCTCAAATAATGCTGTTGTTATTCCAGAGAATTTATCATTAGATTTTAATCCTGTTCAACCCTCAAATAATCCAGTTGTTATTCCAGAGAATCTATCATTAGATTTTAGTCCTGTTCAACCATCAAATTCTGATAATATTGAAATTAAAATAGAAGATTTGAATAGTAAAGAAAATGTAAAGCAAGTCTATATATCAAATGCAACTATTGATAAAGACCAACAACCTTTTTTAAAAAAAAGACCTGATTTTAAAAAAAATAATTAATTTAATTTATATATTTTCAATTCATTTGTATCTAAGTATAATAAAAATATAAGTAATATAATTTTTTAATTAAATTTGTTGAGTTTAAAATATTTCAGGAAAATATCTCTATGTTAAATATATAATGTTTTCATCGTATTTAAGTGAACACACTATTCCATTAATTATTGGTATTTCGTTTTGTATATTAATGTATATTGATTCTGTAATAAATGCTATAAACAGAAAAGGAAGAGACTATTTAAAAGGTTTTCTTGTATTATTTGTTCTAAGTTATATCAGTATTTATATGTATAATAACTTAGGAAGTAGCACAATAACAATGAGAGGTGGAAGTAATTTTTATAAATCACCTAATATGATTAGAGACGAGATCTTTATCGGCAATCCTAATTTTTAGTTCTTCTACTTGTTTTTCCAATTTTACAATACGCTCAATAATTATATCATTAAATGATTTAGGTATTTCCTTAGGCATATTAAATAATGAAAGTATATTTGGAATATTGCTATTAATATAAGTATTAATATGTATTTTTAAATTTGGATCTTCTGTAGTAATTGATTTATACAATTCGTTAATGGTCTGATTATCTTTATCTTTTATATTTATCAATATATTTAAATCTTGATTATTTAATCTTTTATATATCAATTCTAAATATGGTAAATATTCCGGATTGTTTATAACCATTTCTATAATATCAAATACATAATTTTCAATAGAATATTCATTTTCTAAATATATTTTAAATTCATCTAATTCAATTTTATTTTTAATAATATCTAGCATATATATAAATATTATTAAAAATCTTTATATATATTTAGTTGCATTTATTTGCTGGTATTTTAATCTCACAAGCTGGAGGTGCACTCATTTTATCACCACCACACATTTGGGGGGTAATGGCAGGTGGAAGAGGAACTGGTCTATATCTTATCATTTGGCAAGGAGGTAAATGCATCTTTTTTATAGAAATTTCTTGAGATGGACCACAAGCAGAACCAGCTATATGTATTTTATCTCCATTATTTGGTTGATAATGCATTGATGGGCAAGAAGATGCAGGTCTAGTTCTTCCATGAAGTTCACTTTCTAATAAAACTAAATCGCCTTCAACATTACTTACATTAGAACCTCCAACAATTCCTAATTCGTGTCTGCATTTATTGCAATTTTCATATTTCATTGGGTTTAAAATATAAGCTAAGGGTCCAACACTTTCGTCGAGACGTTTTTTATATTCACAAGTATCATATGAAAGCCTATTAAAACTCATTTTCGTCTAATTATATAATATTAAATGAGAATATTTTTATTCAAATTTAAATTAATTGATTTATAATTAAATTATAAAATATATTTTAAACATTAATTAAATTTACTTCTATTTCCTTAGTTATTATAAAAATAAATTATGTATAGTATTAACTTAATCCAATCACATAAATTAATAATATTTATTGTTTAAACTCGTCAAGTAAAAAAAATGAGATTCAATGATTTCCCTTACATAGCTTTACTATATATTTTACTACTTAAATTATATAATTCAATATAATTTGCGGTAAATTTCTCCTCAGGATCAATATTCATATTGTTAATTTGCTCAAGTAATTCTTTTACAGTCTTTTTTGATTTACGGTGACTTTGTTCGTTGATTGCTATTTTAGGGTGTTCTTACATATGAGTAAGATTTGAAGTTTGTTCTACTATAGCATTGGTCAGGTTTGACGCTTGAACTTCTGTTTTATATGAATTTAGAAATTCATTTATTAATAAATTTTGATCTGAATTCGCACAAAATCTATATTGTGTATTTATGAAATAATCTTCTTCCTGATTACTTATTTATTTACCACTAGGTTCGTTGACTAGTGTATTTCCAGCTATATTTTGCTCTGTTATATTGATTTGTTCAGTATATTTAGTTATTTGAGAATTCATCCAATTCCATATTTCGTTAGCTTTATTATCTTTAATCTCTTTAAGTAATCTTTTACAATGTATTGGAAAATCTGATATTCATTTTTATATTTTTGAATACCTGATATTATATCTTAATCGTTATTTTGATGAGATGAGTAAATTAATGAAAATTGATAATTTAAAGTATGATTCATTACTAGCTCGTGAAACACTTACATTTTGATCAGGAACTATAATTGAACCAATATTTTGATAATTACGATACAATGATATTGTTTGATGAAAAACCATTATCAATAAATAATATTTTTTTATTGTTTTATTGTATTTTATAATTTTTGAGCAGGCATCAATTGAATAAGAATAGACCCTACCGACACATTTTTCTTTTGTGAAACCTTTTCTATCTAAAGAATTAATGAAGCCTTTTTCATTTATATCGCCTATTCTATCTTACATATTAGCCATTTTATGTTAAAATAAAAATAATGTATCCAATTTTTTAAATAATTAATTTCTCAATTATAATTATGTTATGTTTATAAATACTTAATAAATTTTCTCCTAAGATTTATATATGGAAGTAATAATTGGTGGTAGTTTATTAGGACTAGGATATTTAATGAAAGATGAACCAAACCGAGAATACGATAAAAATATAGAAATTACAAGTAAAACAAATAAACAATATCAAATAACACCTCATACATCACAATCATATTATAATGTTCATAAAAATGAAGAAAATAAAGTAAAGTTAAAATATGAACAAGCTAAAAAAGCAATAGAAACAAACATTATTCCTCCTTATTTTAATGATCGTATTTATAATGATCAAACTACATCAGTTCAATATTTACAACGTCCTGTTGCAGATAGAACGAATAAAAAACAGCAAGATAAACCTGTTGAACAATTTCAAAATTTAGAAAATTTTTATCAACCACTTATACAATCACAAACATTAGAAGGATCTGCTTTTTTTAGTGATTTAGCAGGTAAACAAATAAATGAAACAGCACATAATAATATGGTTCCTTTTTTCGGAGGTAGTATGCGACAATCAGTTGATCCCAATGCTAATAGATCAATACTAGAAAATTTTCAAGGAGCTCAAGATTTCAGACAACCTAAAAATGCAATTAAACCTATGTTTGAACAGACTAAAGATATATCATATGTATATGGTACACCAAATACAAATAGTATGGTTTTAGACAGATATATACCTTCAATGTATAGGACAAGTGAGGTTCCCATAGAACCTATAAGAGTCGGTCCAGGATTAAATCAAGGATATGTTTCAAATCCAATTGGTGGATTTCAACAAATTGATGCTCAAGAATACGCATTACCAAAAACAGTTGATCAATTAAGAGCGGTTAATAATCCCAAAATTTCATATGAAAGTCGCGCTACTGGTGCACCTAAAGCTATTATTACAAACAGAGGATTAACAGGTGCTGTTGAAAAAAAATTACCAGATACATTTTATATCCAAACACCAGATATGTATATAAAAACGACTGGAGCATATGTTAAACCAGAAATGGCTCCTAAGTATGAAGCTAAAGATACAAGTAGACAAAATAGTATAAGTTACGAAGGTATAGCAGCGCCTTCTACAACACATATAGAAAGTTTAAGACCAGCTATTCGTGAAAGTAATAATTTAAATTATGAAACTGATGGTATGCGTAATGCGTATCTTAATACATACGGTCAAGGAACAAAAGATAATTATAGCGTTCAGAGTTATACAGTTAAACCTAATGAACGAGAAACAACAGAAGATAAAACAATACTTACTAATATTACCACAGCCGTTAAATCAATTATAGCACCTTTTCTTGATATTTTCAGAACCACTAAAAAAGAAAATGTAATAGGTAATCCTAATAAAGTAGGATATATGGCTATTCAAGCACCTAAAAAAATTACTACATATGATCCTAATGATATAGCAAAGACAACACTAAAGGAAACAAATATACATAATAATAGAACAGGACAACTTGATAGTAGTGTTAGAAAAGGTCCAAGTTATGATCCTAATGATATTGCTAAAACAACACTAAAGGAAACAAATATACATAATAATAGAACAGGACAACTTGAATCTAATATTAGAAAAGGACCAAGTTATGATCCAAATGATATCAGTAGAACCACTATTAAGGAAACAAATATACATAATAATAGAACAGGACAACTTGAAACGAGTATTAGAAAAGGACCAAGTTATGATCCAAATGATATAAGTAGAACCACTATAAAGGAGACAAATATACATAATAATAGAACAGGACAACTAGAAACGATTATAAGAAAAGGTCCAAGCTATGATCCTAATGATATTAGTAAGACTACTATTAAGGAAACAAATATACACAATAATAGAACAGGACAACTTGATAGTAGTATTAGAAAAGGTCCAAGCTATGATCCTAATGATATTAGTAGAACCACTATTAAGGAAACAAATATACACAATAATAGAACAGGACAACTTGATAGTAGTATTAGAAAAGGTCCAAGCTATGATCCTAATGATATTAGTAGAACCACTATAAAGGAAACAAATATACACAATAATAGAACAGGACAACTTGATAATAGCATAAGAAAAGGTCCAAGCTATGATCCTAATGATATTAGTAGAACCACGATAAAGGAGACAAATATACACAATAATAGAACAGGACAACTTGAAACGAGTGTTAGAAAAGGACCAAGTTATGATCCAAATGATATAAGTAGAACCACTATTAAGGAAACAAACATACATAATAACAGAACTGGTCAACTTGAAACGAGTGTTAGAAAAGGACCAAGCTATGATCCTAATGATATAAGTAGAACCACTATTAAGGAGACAAATATTCACAATAATAGAACAGGACAACTTGAATCTACTATTAGAAAAGGACCAAGTTATGATCCAAATGATATCAGTCGCACAACTATAAAGGAGACAAATATTCACAATAATAGAACAGGACAACTTGAAACGAGTATTAGAAAAGGACCAAGTTATGATCCAAATGATATCAGTCGCACAACTATAAAGGAGACAAATATTCACAATAATAGAACAGGACAACTAGAAACGAATATTAGAAAAGGACCAAGTTATGATCCAAATGATATAGGTAGAACCACTATTAAGGAGACAAACATACATAATAACAGAACTGGTCAACTTGAAACGAGTGTTAGAAAAGGACCAAGCTATGATCCTAATGATATCACTAGAACCACGATAAAGGAAACAAATATTCACAATAATAGAACAGGTCAACTTGAAACAAGTGTAAGAAAAGGACCAATCTATGATCCAAATGATATCACTAAAACTACAATTAAGGAGACAAATATTCACAATAATAGAACAGGAAGTATAAATATAAATGTTAAAAAAGTACAAGTATTTGATCCCAACGATATATTTCGTACTACAGTAAAACAAACAACACTTGATATCAAACATGAAGGAATTATGAATATTCCATATAAAAAACATACAGCATATGATCCTAATGATATTGCTAAAACTACTATTAAGGAGACTAATATTAATAATGAGAGAACAGGAAATTTCAGTAATAGCACAATGCAATCAGGTGATGGTTATATTGTTGCGGAATACGATGCTCCTAATACAAACAGACAATTTACAAGTGATTATGAATACGAAGGAATAGCTGATGGTAATGTCGGAAGAGGAAATGGTGATGGTTATATAGTAGCTGAATATGACGCACAAAATACTAATCGTCAATTTACAAGTGATTTTGAATATTCAGGTATTGCTAAAGACATAAATGATAGACCTATGGATGATAATATGTATAATAACGCACGGCTCAATGAAATTAAAACAGATGTAAGTCAAGGAAGGTATCCTACTTTAAGTAGCACAAAATTAGCTGTAGGAGGAAATGATGTAAATATGGAAGTAAAGAAACTTGAAGATGATCGTTTAAATCAATATTCACCGGCAGTTCATAGATTATATACTCAAACACCAACATTAAATAGTTGTAATGTTACTACTGATAAAGATCAATTGCCTAATGAAAGTTTAGCCGACAGAATAAATCCATCAATGTTAACTGCTTTTAATCAAAATCCATACACACAACCTTTAAATAGCTTTTAAACTATAAAAAACATTTTTTATTTATTATTCTTAAATAAAAAATATTTATTACATCAATTATTAGGTTAAATATTTATTACATCAATTATTAGGTTAAATATTTTGTAATTTTATTTTGTCTAGGAGTATAGCTGAAATATTGTATTTTTTTATAGTAGTCTGTTATTAATTTTTGTTTAAATTGATTTGATTTTATGACTTTTTTGGGACTTACTATGTTAAATTTCATAGCTATAGCAGTAATAAATGAATAACTAGGTTTATAATAATTGGTTATTTTTGCCATTTTATATATTTATATATTACATATTTATATCAATTTTTATATTTATTCACTTATTTCTAAGAATTTTTTATAATTTGAAAAATTTAAACAATATAAATTTTTATTTCTTGAATTCTCAGATTCATTTACTGAAAATACTATTCTATCTTCATCTAATATGTTACAGAATCCATGTATATTAATATTATTTTCATTACTAAATTCAATTTGTTCATCAAGGAGATGAGACCCTAATACAGATGTTATTTCAAGTAAAGGAATACTGGGTAAATCATGATCTGTTATATATTTATGTGTATCATTTGATTTATAATTACTTACAGTTTGATCTGTGAATTTTACATGAACTAAAGATTTGGTTGGGTCACTTCCTAAATTCAAAACGAGTGTTGTATTAATTTTGACATGATGATTATTTTTAAATTCACAATATGATTTACTCTTAATCTCACTGTCTATATTATTTAGATTTGAACCATAAAATGTATTTGAACTATCTAAGTTTACAATATATGTTTTCGCCATTGAATTATCAGTTAATAATGTTTCACATTTATCAATAGTAGCACCAAAGCCATTAGGTGAATGTCCTATAAATTGAACTAATTGAACATAACTACTTTTCAAAAATGGAGTGTCTTTTCTAAGTGTTTTAAATCCAGTTGACAAAGGTGAGATTTCCATACTACTAGGAAATAAATCATTTAAATTTTCAATATTTTGTCTAGTTTTATCCGGTATTATAGAATTCAAGATAATCTCCTTAACTTTCATATCATTAATTTTTTTAACAAAATTTAATAGACTAAATCCAGATGAAATAATCAATAAAAATAACATATTTAAAGTAGGCTGTTCCGTGGATGCTCCTCCTTTTTGACATTTTTGTTGTTTCCAATGACATTTGGGTGGATTAGGACATTCTTCGCGTGATTTACCACTACATATATCTGTGGAACTTTGATCAGAATTATCATCAGCTGAAGTTTCTGACAGAGTTTGAGAACTATCACCTGAAGAATCTGACAGAGTTTGAGAACTTTCATCAACTAAAGAATCTGACAGAGTTTGAGAACTATCACCTGAAGCTTCTGACAGAGTTTGAGAACTTTCTTCAACTGAAGATTCTGAATTATCATTTTCTATTTCCCACTCCTCATCATTGTCTAAAACTACATTTATATTATCTTTAACTATTCTATTTAACATTGATACTGAAGAAATAATTTGCTCTCTTGATAATAGATTTGAATTTTCTTCATTCTTTTTATAATATCCTCCTTTTTTAAATACATCGTAATAAGCTGATACGTCAGTTAACAAACCAGTTAATTCACTTGATTTATTTAGATAACTTATTATTTCATTAAACAAGTCTGGGTTTTCAATTAATCTATAAGATAATCCACCATGAGAAAATAAATACATAAAATTATTTTCTTTATTCTGATCAATACCATAATCTAAAAAACAACATAAATTATTGTCCTTACGAATATACATTTGATATAACCATCCTTTAAAAGTTCCTGATGTTTTTGCTTCTTTAATAGGTATTATATCAGATAATCTAACAGGTTGTTCTATTTTAGTTAACATACTTTTAAATATAGATAACACTATAAATGCTTTATAATCGTTATTGTCATGTTCTATACCTATTTCATATGGTATTGTTTGTAAAAGATTTTGCGCACTCATAGTGCCTCCATCTTTTTCAGCATTGTCGGCACCAAAAACTTCAAGAAATCTATCATAAAAAGGTTGTTCTAAATAATTTGGTTTTACTGTCCAGTTTTTACCTTTTCCAACATCTGCCCAAAATGTATACCAAGAGTTCATATCAGGCACCTTCCAAACTTGTTCTTTATTTATTTTTTCTTTTAAAATATTATAACTTTCAAAACTCAATTCAATATTTCCATTATTAAAATTTTCTGTATGTTCACCTGCATGATTCAATTCAGCTAAATATTTACATTTTAATTTATTTAAATCACGATTACCAAATAATAATCGTACATTAGGATTACAAGCACAATGTAAAATATTTTTAAGATTATAAGATTTTAATTCTACAAATTTACCTTTCATTGCAGTGACTAATGTAGAATCTAATATGTCTCCACAAACAAATAAATCATATGTGTTATGAAAATACATCTCAATATCAAATCCTTCTAAATCCGAAATAACTCTTATATTATGTGTCATTATATTCTATAAATATATAATTAATTTTAAAATAATTAAATTTTGTTTTATTACTATTTCATTATCATATAAAAAATTGAAAATGATATATTTTATATCTCATTACAAAATGCAGAATATAGAAATTATAAAAGAATTTAAAGATATTTATGGAATTGAAAAAGGAGGTAAAATAAAAGTTTGGTCGAGTAAAGTGGGTATATTAGAAGGTAAGCCAGTCTCTATAATGATCCATGGTCAGATAGATGGTAAACAACAGACTACAATTCGTGAATATACAACAGGTAAAAATATAGGTAAAAAGAATGAGACTAGTCCATTAGAACAATGCATACGAGAAACTATAAAAAAAAGAAATGATAAAATAGAAAAAGAAAATTATAGTGAGAATATGCCTTTGTCAGAACAGCATCAGGCCACAGATTTAAAAGTTTTACCAATGTTAGCCAGTAAATTTGATATAATGTCAGTAAAAAAAAAGAAAAGTGATATAATATTTCCTTGTTTTACCCAGCCAAAGTTAGATGGTCTTAGAGCCCTAGCATATCTTGATGGTGATGTTGTTTGTATTCAATCAAGAACAAAGTCATTATTTGAAAGTGTTGATCATATATCTGAACAACTAAAACCGCTTTTAATGAAATATCCTAATATTGTTTTGGATGGTGAGCTATATACTAATCAAATACCTTTTGAAGTATTGGTTGGATTAGTAAAAACAAAGAAATTAACTAGCGAAGATGAAGATTCATTAAAAATGGTAAAGTTTCATATTTATGATATGATAGATCGTAATAATGAAAATTTACCATATGTTCAACGTTATAGTTTTATAAAAAAAAATATTCCTAAACTAAAACCAAATAATTATTTAGAGGTTGTTCAGACAGAATTGGCCGAACATGTGGATAGAGTTAAAGAATTATTTAGTCAATTTGTAGAAGAAGGATATGAAGGTTTAATGCTTCGTAATATAGATAGTCCTTATAGACAGAATTATAGAAGTCATGATCTGCAAAAATATAAAGAATTTTTTGAAGATGAATATAAAATTGTAGGTTTTAAAGAAGGAGAAGGCAGAGATGTAGGTTCAGTTATATGGATTTGTATAACACCTGATAATAAAATATTTAATGTTCGTCCTAAAGGAACATTAGCATTTAGAAAAGTTCTATTCCAGAATGGACACAAATATATAGGTAAAATGCTAACCGTTATCTATCAAGAATTAACTGAAGAAAATAAACCTAGATTTCCTGTCGGAAAGGCTATTCGTGAAGACTACTGATTTTGTAAACTATCATATTTTTTTATTTCATATATGAAAAAGTCATCTTTAGATATAAATTCCATATTGCTTATTACTTCATAATCGTAATCTGTTTGATTTTCAAATGGTAATGTATCAATGTTCCAATATTTTAATGTTAAAATAAATTGATGATAATCTTGTATAGATAGACAAGATTTAACTAATTTTGAATTTAACTCTTTAATTATATTAAATGGGGGTTTATATATATATTTTGGAACTAAAATTAAATTAGTTTTAACTGTATAATTATCGTCATACATAATTATATTTTGTTTCTCAATAAATATATTGAGATTATTTAATTTATGAATAATATGGGTTAATGATTTTTTACCATTTCCTATACAATCTTCACGACATAATAATAATATAAAAAATTCATATCCAATTATTTTAGTGATTTGATTTAATATTCGCGTTGCCCATTGTCTTTCAGATAATGTATATACTACTATTTTTATTTTACATGTTTCATATAGATGTTTTATAAACTCAACTATACCTGGTCTTAATAAACCATTTTGCAATATATTCATTATATAATCGTCATCTATTTTTTTAAAGGTATTAAATAAACCATTATTCCATTTAAATGAACTTATAAGTGTATCATATGAGCTAATATCACTTAGATCACCTATAATAGTTTTATCTAAGTCAAATATTACACATTTAATTTTATCAACCATATTATTTATAATTATATTTTATTATTTATATAAATAACAAAATATAAAACACCCCACGGGAGGCTCGAACTCCCGGCCTCAAGATTAGAAGTCTTGCGCTCTATCCAACTGAGCTAGTAGGGCTTAATTTGATAACGTCTCCAGTAGGACTCGAACCTACGCGGGATAAACCCAACTGCTTAGTAGGCAGTCGCAATAGCCACTATGCGATGAAGACTTATATATTATATTATATATAAATCTTTAAGTATTTATAAAATCTTTTTATTGATAAATCTGTTCACGTTTTGAATATAATATTAAATTTATATGAATAAATATATAATGACATTACAATTAAAAAAATTTGATATGAATTATATAAAAGACGATAGTGTTATTGTATTTATTGGAAGACGGAATACTGGTAAAAGTTTTTTAGTAAAAGACTGTTTATATCATCATAGAGATTTTCCTATAGGCACAATTATAAGCGGAACTGAAGCAGCCTCAGGATATTATGGTAAATTTAATCCAAGCCTTTTTATACATTATGAATATACACCTGACTTAACAGCTAACGTTCATAAAAGACAAAATATTGTATTAGATGAACAAAAAAAACAAGTTAAAAATAAAATACCATATGATTTTGATTGGAAAGATCGCATAAAAGGGGGAAATAAAAATACTGATATTTTTTATGAAATCCAGCGTAAAGAATGCTGGTTAAATAAAAATGATTATCAATTAAATGTGGATAAAATTAAGGATATAAAAGAGGAAAAGGATGGTAATTATTTTGTCACATGGAAAAATGAAAAAGTTGCTGCAGACATAGATGGTAGAGCATATTTATTATTGGATGATTGTCTATATGATAATGCATGGACTAAAGATATAAATATTAAATCATTTTTTCTTAATGGGCGACATAAAGATTTAATGCTAATTATAACAATGCAGTATGTCATGGGTATACCGCCTTTATTGCGAACTAATATAGATTATGTTTTTATTTTAAGAGAACCATATACACAAAATAGAAGAAAAATTTATGATATTTTCGCAGGTGTTTTCCCATCTTTTGATGTATTTTGTCAAGTAATGGATCAATGCACTGAGAATTTTGAATGTTTAGTGATTAATACAAACTCTAAATCAAATAAAATTGAAGATCAAGTATTTTGGTACAAAGCAGAAACACACGATGATTTTAAAATGGGAGCAGATGAATGTTGGAAATATCATAATGAAAACTATAATGAACAAATTGAAGAAGCTGAAGATATAACTCAAATAAATCAAAAAAAAAATAAACCAAAAATCCATGTTAAAAAAGCAATATAAGTTTTTATTTAAATAAAAAATTAAATATAAACTATATATGACAGATAATAAATTAAAAAATATACTCGTTATAAAGAAAAAACCTATTGTATCAAGAAATAAAAAAATATCAGTAACCAATAGTAATAAGCCTACAGTATCTCTTGGATTACTTGACGATAAATATATTGATAAATTATTAGACTCTTTGGGCAAATTTTATAATTTAAAGATAAGTTCTCTTTATTTTTATGGATTCAATCTTTTATCACCAAATTTACATCACAATAGCAGATTTAACAATAAATATCAATTAATTAAATTGTATAAATTTATAGATAGAACATTTGAACATGGAAATATATATTTTAGTTTGATAAAAAAAGACAATAAATATCTTAAACGAAAAGTTTTTTTTAAAGAATTACCAATTATTGATTATGAAACATACTTAGAATATATTGATGATTATAACAAATTAGATTCAAAATTTCCTAATTTTTTTGGTCAAAAATTTAATCAATGTATATATTCTTATAATAATCCATCATATATTGATATTTTATGTCATTATTTATGTAGTCGCCTTGTTGAAAGTGGTTTATCTATTCACTTTCCGTTATTTTATGGTTGTATAAATACAATATTTAGAAAATATACGCAAGTTTTTCATGAAAAAACGGATTATCAAAATTTTTTAAACAACAATGGTAAAGAACGATTAACTAAATACTATAAGGTTATTAATAAAGAAGATAAGGATAAAGTAGAAATGTCTAATTTTCCTGTTTTATTAATGGCTACAGAGGTTATGGATTATGATTTAGGTGATTTTATTGATAAAAGTAATACATTATATGAAAATGGTTTGAAAAATGAATTTGATAAATCACAATATGAATTACACATTCAATCTATTTTATTTCAAATAATTACAGGTTTAATGCTTGTTCAGAGATTTTGGAATATGAATCATAATGATCTTCATCTTGGTAATATTATGTTTAAAGAGACAAATGATAATTATATCAATTATTCATATAAGACAAATTTCTATAGAGTTCCAACTTTCGGGACTATTGTTAAAATTATTGATTGGAATCGTGCTACTTTAACATTTAATAATACTAATATTAATAATTATACATATCTTCCAGATCATGAATGTGGCGAAATGTATTATTTCGATAATTCATATAATGTCATGAAAAAAATTGTGAAACCAAATTCAAGTTTTGATTTAGCCTTACTTGCATATGAATTATTAGATTCTAATAAAATAATAGATAAAAAATCCAAAATATATAAATTACTTATGGAATGGACAATGACTGATAAAGATGGAAGCGTCTTCACTAATTTAGCAGGAGATGGAGATGCGGGTTTTGTCATTTATGACACCATTGCCAAAAAATGCCATAAAGCTCATCCAGAAACTAATATAGTAAAATCAGTTTGGAATAATTTTAAAGTTAGTAAAAGTGAGATTCCTGAAAATGAAAAAATTTATAATTTAAATTAAATATATAGTATATATATCTATGAATATTATTAAATTAGCAGAAAATCATGAAAGTTATTCAGAGAAAGAAATAACTAAAATTGAAAAAGATATTATAGAATTAAATGAAACATTTAAAATTGTAAACGATCTTACATATAATCAAGGTGTTAAAATAGATCAAATAGTGGACTCAATTGATTCTATACAAAATAATTGTGAGATTGGCTTAGATAATATTGAAAAAGCTCAACAATTACAGATTGATATTCACAAAAAGCAATCACTTATTTTAGGAATTAGCGTTGTAGGTATTTCAATTCCTATTACAAGTGTTATAGGCATTCAAGTTGGATTACCTATAGCTATTGTTGGAGGTTTATTCATAGCACCCTTTTATTTAATGAAGTAACTATAATTTATAAGCCCTTACATCTCAACATACCTTCACGCAAATAACAAACAATAGATAGCCTATTAAAATGCCAATTATTTTTATAATATTCTTTATTTTCAATATATTCATCAAATAATTTTTGATTTGTCGGATAAAGTTCAGTATTACAATGCCAATCATGAACATCCATTGCTAAAAAATCTCCTTCTCTTACATCAACACACACACCATATTGAGGAAATCCAGTGAAACCTCCACCATAAGTATGTGGATTTTCTTGATCTTCAACAACTATTAAATTACCGAATCCCGGAAGATAATCTCCTGCATCTTTATGTAATGCTGTTCGCCAACTATAATTTATTGTTATGGTTGTAAAAGAAGTGTCTAATATTTGAAATTCTGGAACTTGTCTAGCTCGTTCTATTTGTGCTTTCCATCTATCAGGAACAAGTTCTTTAAATACATGATCTAATCTATTAATAAATGGCAGAGATTCTTTCCATTTTTCTGGAAAATCGCGATTAAATGCAGTAAGCCGACAAGGTGGCCCCTTATTTTTGGTATTTCTATCAGGTCTATCATAATATCCAATAATATTACTAGGGCTTAGGTTACTAACATATTGCTTACTAGGTATTCCACTTACACTACTTATATAATGTGTTCTATATTTACCAGAATTAACAAATGTTCCTACATAATTAGGCATTTTATTTCTATCTAATGGTCCAGCACTGCTTCCACGATTTTCATGTTTTTTTTGAGCTGCTTTTTTATAACTACTTTCAGCAAGTCGGCATAGATTTTTATCAATAACATTTTTCCTGAATTTTAATAATAGTGTGCCATCTTCTCTATATACATCACAATCATTTGATATTATAACATTATAATGGTTTTGATCAAAATATTCTCCTTCTTTTTTTTCTATTTCTTCATCGCTCATTATTTTTTTTACAACAATTTTTTTAATTGAATTATTCATATATTTTATCTATCTAAAAAAAATTCAGATTATTTTCCATATAAAATTAATTTAATAATAAAATAAGTATTTAAAGATAATATGCATTATTTATATATGTATTCCGTCAAAATAATAAAGATGAAATATTAAGCACTTTATCATTCTCTAAAATTACGCTTTTCAAACGATGGTAAAAGATTGCTATTACCAAATGAGTTAGGAAAGTCTATAAAAGACGATGACAAAGAAACTGGAAACGTTTTACGATCCCAATTTAATTTTTGTTTCTATCTTAATTACAAGGAATACCTACAGCAATTATGAAATGTTTAGTATTCAAAAAACGCTTTCTGAGTTAGAAAGTAAACAGCAAAAAAAAATGTTTATATAGGGGTGGGGGGTGCTTAGATTTATATCTAAATATAATTTTAGATATAAATGTAATAAAAAAAAATAAATTAGTATTATATATGGAAATTAAAACATTAGTCTACATTAGTATTTTTTTAATGATTATAAGCATGAGTTTAAATTACTATGTTAATTATTATATTGTTAAGGCTAATAATTTAAATGATAAAAAAAATAATGAATTTGTAGAAGATACTAAACAAAATTTAAAAAGTATTGAAAATAAAATACGCAACTATATAAATCCAGAACAAAAAAAAATAGTTAAACCTAAAATAATTAAAGTAGATAGTATTAAAGAAAATTCAGATATTAAAAACTCAAATGAAACTGATAATAAATCAAAAAAGGGTAATGAAGAAATAATGAAAGAAAATTCAGATATTAAAAACTCAAAAGAAATAGATGATGAATTAAAAAAGGTGAATGATGAACTATTAAATTTACGTGCTCAAATAAATAAAGAGACTAAATTAAAAAATGAAAAAACTAAAGAGAATGATACTACACGTGATGTTCATAAACCTAAATTAGTTCAAAATGATAAAGAATTAAAAATTCCAGCAAAACCTTTGGAAGAAGTTTTTTTGGTTAAAAATAATATCTTTTTAAAAAATCAAGGTGACAAAGTATGTAAAGCCTTATTTAATTCTAAATTAGCAACAAAAGAACAACTTAATGACTCTTATAATAATGGTGCTAATTGGTGTAATTATGGTTGGATTGAGAAAAGTGAAGCTTATTATCCATTACAAAATGACACAGATAATGCTACTTGCTTAGGTAAAAAAGGATTAAATGGTGGAGTAATGGATGAAGATTTAAATTTAGGTATACACTGTTATGGAGTAAAACCTTCTGAAAATACCTTTTACCCATTAGATAAGTTATATAACGATAGTTCAATGTCTGATAAAGATTTAGCCATGTTAGAAAATTATAGAAAAAAACTAAATGCTGGCGGTATAAAAATAACTCCTTTTAATAATAATGCTTGGTCTAAATATAGTTTTAAAGCGGACACTATTAAAATAGGAGAAAGCACAGTTGTGACCGAAAAAAATGATAAATCTAAAGATCCTAATTCTATTAAAATAGAAAAAGTAATTGTAAAGGAATTAATATTACCTGAAATAAAATAATATATTTTAATATAAAAAATTGAAGATAATATATTAAATTAAATATTTATTATGGAAATGGAAATAACAGAATTAATCATAAATAGTAAAATTATGGGGGAAAATGAAAATTGGGATTTCAATCATTGGAAAAAATATATTACTGAAATAATTTTAGAAGTTTATAGTAAAGGTGACTTTCATAATTATATATTAGATCAGATAATTTGTTATTGTTTACCGCAATTTAATGAAAAGAGATATCAATTTAAAAAAAACAGGACATCTTTATTAAATGATCGTAAACAATTACAACATTTATTAACTATTCCTAAAAATAAAGCACAAAAATCGGAGGAATGGTTATCTTTTAGACACAATCATATTAATGCCAGTGAAGCTGGTCAAATTTTTTCAAAATCAAGAAATTCAATGTTATTGTATAAAGCAAAGCCATTTGAATATAAGAATACTAGTAGTAATGCTACAGAACATGGTAATCGTTTTGAAATTATAGCACAAAATATTTATTCAAAAAAAATTGGAAAAAAAATACATAGTTTTGAGTCAATTGAACATCCTATTTATAAATTTATAGCTGCTAGCCCAGATGGTATAGATGAAGATGGTGATTTATTAGAGATTAAATGCCCTATAACACGAGATATTAAAGGCGTCCCAAAAAAAGATTATTGGATACAAACTCAATTACAAATGGAGGTGACTAATTTAAATAGATGTAAATTTGTTGAATGTAAATTTGATGAATATCAGTGTATTGAATTTTATAAAGAAGATAATGAACGAGATTTCAAAGGTGTTATATTACAATATTATGATAATTTACAAATAAAACACATTATTTATAGTGAATTTAATATAGATCCTGATGAATGGATTAATGATGAAAAACAAAAAATTATTGAAAAATACGATGACACAATATATATAGATGTAATTTATTGGTATTTATCAAAATATTCTTGTTTTGAAGTATATCGTGATCGTAAATGGTTTATGGAAAATTTACCTATATTTCAAGATTTTTGGAATGATGTATTAAAATATAGAGAAAATGGTAATCTAGAAAATATTGAAGTTAATACACGTAAACCAAAATTAATTGAAGAAAAACCAGTTGTAAATGCGTGTTTATTAAAAGATGAAGATGAATATTAAAATATTTTTTTTGTATTATAATAAAGAATAAAATTGATATATATGTAATATTATTCTTTATTAAAAAAAATGGGAGTACCTTATTATTTTAAATATGTGGCTACAAATATGAGTCATGCTGTATTAAAAGCTATAGATAAAATGCCTACTATTTTGTATATTGATTTTAATGGTATGATATATGATGCACGAACTATAGTTTGTTCTAATAAAAATTTAAAACATGCAAAAAAAATAGTATTAGATTATCATATTTGCACTGAAGTAGTAGCTTTACTAGAAAAAGTAATTAATTCAATAGATTTACAATATCTAGATACAATTTACATTGCTATTGATGGTATAGCACCTTTTGCTAAAATGAACCAGCAAAGACAACGTCGTTTTAAATCAGCAAAAGAGTCATACATTTTAAAACAGATAGATATGGATGCTGGTATAATAAAAGACACGCCTATTTGGGATAGTAATGCTATTACACCTGGCACTAAATTTATGGAGAGGCTGAATGAACATTTAAATGTATATATTGAAAGTATTAAAAATAAATATAATAAAATAAATGTAATATTAGATAATAGTTCTAATAAAGGTGAGGGTGAACATAAGCTTTTCAAACATCTAGAAGATAATAGACAAAATCATTTAAGGCATCAAAAAGTTATATATGGTTTAGATGCTGATTTAATTATATTATCATTAATTCGTGGCTATTCCTATACATATTTATATAGAGAATCATCCTATTATCCATTTGAAATGCGCGAAAATGATGAAGGATATTTATATATGGATGCCACTGTTCTTAAAAATGAAATAATAAATGAATTTTATATTGATACAATGGATAAAAAAAAATTAATGATTGATTATGTTTTTCTTACATTTTTATTGGGTAATGATTTTATTCCAAATTTATTTATTCTCAAGATACAGAAAGGGGGTTTTGATTTAATTTGTGAATTATATAAAAAAGGGTATCAAAAATTTAAAGTCCATCTAATCAATAAAGATATAACAATTAATCTTGAATTTTTTAAATTTATAGTATCTGGATTAATAAAAAAAGAAGATGTAATTTTAAAAGAATTATCAATAGAACATCGTAAATTTAAACCATTTATAAAACCTAATATTTCCGAGTATGATAAGAAAAAAATGTTAGTTCATTATTATCCTTATATGATTGGAGAAAAAGACACAATATTATTAGGTGAAAATGGTTGGAAAGAGCGATTTTACACATATTGGTTAGATGGTAATTATGATAATTTTATGATAAATTACATGGTTCAAAACTATGTTGATGGACTTGTTTGGATATTAAAATATTATACAATAGGATGTGCCGATTGGTTTTGGTTTTATGAGTATCCTATAGCACCTTGCTTAGATGATTTATTAAATTATCTTGATAAATATCCCAATAAATCTATTGATGTAAATTTTAAAAATGAAACTATTGATTATACTATTTATAATATGTATCAGCTTCTAACTATTTTACCTAAAACAAGTATAAAGGCTATTCCAAAATTATGGAGACCTATTATCACAAATCATATATTTAACTACTTATATCCTACACAATTTAATATTAAAACATTATACAAACGATATTATCATGATTGTTATCCTATTCTTCCCAAATTAGAAAAATCTTTATATTATCAGCTTAAAAGTAAAGTTGTTGAGTTATTGGCAATAATTTGAAAAAAAAATCTTATTATAATATACATAAGCGTTTTTTATGACACAATTATTTAGAAAAGAATTAAATATTAATATATTAAATAAAGTGTTAGGAACAATAGGATTAACAGAATTTAAGGAAGAATTTAGTTTTCGTAAAAAGGACCTAATCACATTTGGTTCAGTTGAAAAGATGAAGTTAATAAATGATGAACTTGCGGAATATTATTATCCCTGTAAATCAAAATTATATTTAGATGATATTGATGAAAGTAAATGTATCACTATAATAAGACAATTTTTGCGTTTTTTTGATTATAATTTAGTAAGTAGAGAAAAATATAATAATGGTGAAAAATTCATTGTATATTCCTTAGTATCACCTCATAATATGAAATTAAAAAAACAGATAACTATATCAATTTAATCATATATTTTTTATAAAAATATGATTAAATATTTAATTACTGTAAGCAAGACCACCCATACCACTCATGATACGAAGAACGTTATAGTTAGTGGCATAAACACGAACTTTGCAGGAGCGAACACCAGAGGCACCACGAACAGCGCGATGAGTAAGAGATAATTGAAGGGTAGCATTGTCAATACGAGACATATTGCAAGTGCCGGAAGGTTGATGCTCTTCAGGTTTAAGACCGAATGAATAAACATTGATACCAACTGGGGGGCAGTTGCTGTGGTGTTGGTATGGTTGAACAAGGTTGAAGTAGCTACCAGGGCGTTCAGAGAATCTATCGTGTCCGTTAAGTTGAAGTTTGGCAGAAGCTACTGGATTGTCACCACGATCAAGCAAGAAGTTTCCAGAATGAATACCATAAACTCTTGCAGTAGAAAGAGAAACATTGGCAACATTTTGAGCAGCAGGGGCAACTAAGCCAGAGTTAGCAATAAAGTCAGCACTGTTGGGGTTAACACCTTGACCTTGAGCGACGTTATTTAAGGTTTGAGTCATAGAACCAGCGCTAAAGATATCACCAGCACCAGTTAAACCACTTCCCATTGGGCTATCAGGATTGCCGGTAAAGGGGGTAAGATCAAGAGCATCAGAGTAGTTAAACCATTGAAGACCAGCAACGCTTTGAGTAGAAGAAGCATCTACATGGCTGTCAGGTTGAACAACCCAGACAAGTTCTTTAACAGGGTGATTGAAGTTGAGTTTAACTTTGTTAGAAGTGGAGTTAACAGATTCGTCACCAGTGAATTGAAGTTGTTCAATCAAGTATTCGTGAGAAACTTGAGCGAAGCGTCTGCGCTCATCAGTGTCAAGGTAGATGTAGTCAACATAGAGAGAAGCAGTCTTGAGAGAAGGAACAGCAACATTGTTAGCATCCCAATAGCAACCACGAGCTTCACGGAATTCAAGGTTGATTTTGACTTCGTGATATTGAAGGGCAATAAGAGGGAGAGCGAGACCAGGGTTACGGCAAAACCAGAATTCAAGAGGGATATACAAGGTTTCTTCAGGCATAGTAGCAGTAGTATCATCAGCACCGTGAGCCATATTATCAGCACTTGAACCGGCAACAGCAGGATTCGCAAGAGCATTGCCAGAAATAGGTTGAACAAGACGAGGAACGTTGCCGACCATAGCAGCATAGCCGGAAGCGTGACCTGCAGTTTGAGTAAGTTCGTTCCAGATGTGGAGCCAATCACCATAGTGTCTGTCAATGCGTTGACCACCGATTTCAACTTCAACTTGTTTGATCATAACGTGGCCGAGCCAGTTGAGCCATCTGAATTGTTGAGAACCAGATACTGAAACACGAGGAAGAGTGACTTGAAGGTAAACACGAGAGATAAGATCACCATTACGAGAGATAGTGCAGGTTACTTTGCGACCGAAATCAGCAGCACCGTTAAAAGTTTGTTCAATAGATTCCATAGAAAAGTTAGTGTGTCTGCGATAGACGACTTTCCAGAAAGTTATTTGAGGATTACCAGTAAGGTAAATATCCTGAGCACCATAAGCGACAAGTTGCATTAAGCCACCACCCATTTTGTTGTTTTATATAATATGATAAGAAAAAAAATTTAGAAAAACGCAAAAATATAGTTAATTAAAACTATATTTTTTTATCTTTCTACTATATATTTAAACAAACAAAATAATTTAACACAAATGTTTCCTTATTAAATTTGATAAATTAATATTCTCATTATATTTTCGTATCTTTTTAAATTCCAATGTATTATCTTCTAAAAACCTAAATTTCCAACCATCATTTATCATATTGAATATAAATGATATCTTTATTAATTCAATTATTATACTATTATTCATATTATATCTTTCCATACATTAAATTTAAAATAGATTTAAGCGTAAAAATCAATTATTTTTAATTAAAAACCGTTTTTTTTTAATATTCTTTCAAAAATTCTATTATTTTAATAAAAATAAAATTCTTATATTTAAGAATAAATTACATAATTTAGATATACATGATAATATTTAAAGATAAAACTAAAAAGAAAAAAAATGACCATCCGGTAAATATAGACAACAAACATCAAGAGATTATCAAAAATTTTGAATCACAGACAAAAGAATTAGAAATATTACAACAAGAATTAAAAAAGAAAAATATACGATATAATGAATTGTCAAATATATCAAATTCATTTATTACAGATGAACAACTTGATGAGAAATTTAATATAAAATTTCAAATTGAAGATATTGAAAAAAAAATAAATGTAATTCGTTATCAAAATAATTCAACTCAATATTTTGTAAATACTGGACATATATTATTTAATTATTATAATAAAATAAATACAACTGAACAAGTAAGTGTTGAAATGGAAAAAAAAAATCCTTTGTCCAAATCAATACTTGAATTTTTTAAAAAAGACACTACAAATTCTAATATAGAAGTCAAAGAAGATAGTTCTAAAAAAAATACTATATCAAAAACACAAATGATGGATGAATATATGAGATATGTTGATAGTAGATTTATTACAGATAAAAATAAAGAAGATGATGTTGAAGTATGTTCATCGTGTAATACTCAAAAACTATTTGTTCATGCTGAAGGTTTAATGATATGTGAAAAATGTGGTGTTCAAGACTATGTTTTAATAGATTGTGACAAACCTAGTTATAAAGAACCTCCAAAGGAGATAGCTTATTTCGCGTATAAGCGGATTAACCACTTTAACACTAAATGGAGTGGAAAAGCAGATAATAATCTGCTAGTCATGGAAGTTTTTATAAATTTATCAAAATATTTTTTATTATAAAAAAGACAATTCATGGCGATACTATCAAATTGCTGGAAAATCCTTAAAAACTTCTCTCACAATTCTATTTCTAGTGATAGAATAGAAATCGTAAAAGTAGAGGAGATACTTGGACAATCAGCAGCTAACTACTTTCAAGATTGAAAGTAAGGAGTTCACAGACTAAACGGTAGTAGGTGTCTTAAAAAGGTAAGATGCTTAAGATATAGTCGGAGTTTAGTAGAAATACTAAATAGTTCACGCAATGAACACATTTCACAGTTTCAAGGTAAAGAGTCAACTGAGATACCACACGAAATTTATAGTTTAATAATTAAAGAACTTGAAAAAGAAAGAATTACTGATTTAAAAATAATAGAATCTAATAAAATAAGAGAGATATTAAAAAAATTAGAATTAAATAAATACTATGAACATATACCACATATAATTAATCATATTAATGGCATACCGCCACCTAATATAACAAAATCACAAGAAGAAACATTACGCGTTATGTTTAAAGAAATACAGATTCCATTTATGAAGTATTGTCCATCAAATAGACAAAATTTTTTATCTTATACTTATGTTTTACATAAATTCTGTGAATTATTAGAATTAGATCATTTACTACCATGTTTTCCATTGTTAAAATCAAGAGAGAAATTACAAGAGCAAGATGCTATTTGGGAAAAAATTTGTAATGATTTGGGATGGAAATATTATAAATCTATTTAAAAAAATTATTGAAAACAATTGTTTTCAATAATTTTTACATTATCACTTCATATTATATCTTCCAAGTTGAAGGTGAGCTTGCTGCTGCTACTACTAAATGAATTGTTGAGTCTGGACGGATATTGTAATCCCCTAGTGTGCTATTTCTCCAATTATGTCCTTCTCCAAGGTTCCTACCAGCAAATATAAGTCGTTGTTGTAAAGTAGAAATCCCAGTGATATTTTGAACCTTATCCTTAAGAGTTGATATAGTATCACTGGAATCAATATTGATTTGATATGTGTTATTACTCATATCTTTAACATAAACCGTAAAACCACCGTTCATAATATTTTTCGATTTATAAGATCTACGCCCCTTTGAACGCATTTGTGAAGAACGAGTTTTATTTTTTTTTGAATTGACCATTTTATATATATAATTAAACGATTTAATTTATTTTTTGCTTTTTATTTAGAATATTTATTTGAAAAAACTAGTAATACTGTACTGTTTTTTTTGTAATTCTTCCTTTTTAGGTTTTATTATTTCGCGTGATATTTTAGAAATTGGTGCTGTTATAACAAACACTTTATTATATTTAGTAGGATTATCTAAATTTTTATAAAATTCTACAACTTTGGGATGACATTTGATTCGCGATGGATCAAAATTAATAATTGAGAGACCTATAAGTGTTCTTACACGACTTAACGCTACATATATTTGGCCATATCCACCATTTCCTTTAAATACATCACGACCTATATCAACTACTGCTAAGTCTATAGACATTCCTTGAGAACGATGAATAGTGCACCCATATCCTAATATAAGTGGTATTCCTTGCGCTCTTATAATATAACTTCCTTCATCAATTTCCCATTGATATATTGCTATGTTTTTTTGTATACCATTTGAAAACATAATAATAGGCTCATTATTTTCATTAAATCCTTGAACTATGCCTTTACTACCATTAACTAAAGCTTCTTCTATTGATAAATTTATTACTAAGATTACTTGACAACCTATACATAATTTGATTTTATCATCAATAGGTAGCTGACTTAAAACGCGATTATCTATATCTGTTTTATTTAAAATAGGTCTTTCTGGATCACGACTTTCATAAGATACTGATATATTATAATCTTTAATCTCTTTATTATCAGATTTAGCTATTTCATCAAAATAATTTTGATTGATTTCATTTGCTTTTATTCTAGTAGGAAATAACTGCACAGGAAGAACACCATAATTATTTACCAAATTTTCTTTAAAACGAGTCATTAATAAACATGTAGTGTCTTGATCGGATATTCCCATTCTTATTTTTTGCAACGCTTCTATAAAAAGTGTATCAGTTTGACGATGTATTTTTTTAAAATGGATTATTTCTATATTTGAATAATTCCATTCTGGTGTTTCAAAACAATATTCTCTATCATGGTTTTCAATATGTTGTTCCAATATGGGTGCTAATTGGCAAAAATCACCGCTTAAAATAATTTGTATACCACCAAAAGGCATCTCATTTTTTCTGATAATTTGACATAAACGATATAATAATTGAAAAGTTAAAGGCGTTAACATAGAAATCTCATCAATAATTAAAGTTTTAATATATTTTAATCGTTTTGTTGTATATTTCTTTTTTAATATTCTACTTATTATCATATCTTGTGATTCTCTGCTCACTCCTATTCCACTAAAACTATGTATAGTTGTTCCTCCAATTAAAAGAGCGCTTGAGCCAGTTGTACTTGTAATACCTAAAAGTTTCGAATGATCTTCCTGATATTTTAATTTATGCCAATCTATATATGTTTCTAATACTTTTGATTTACCTGTTCCACCACCTCCTGTAAGAAATACATTCGCACCACTTTTCATTAAATCTATTGCTCGTGTTTGTTCTTCATCTAAAATAATCGGCATTAAATATTGATTTATAGATATGAAAAATAAATATACAAATCAATTTTTTTATAATTTATATATGGTTGTGTTAAACAAATAATTCAGTAAAATAAAGCCATAAACCTATACCTACAAAGCATTTTGCAAAAAGATCCAATATATTATAAATTATTACTCTATAATCTTCACGCATTTTATAAATTAATCCATAAATAGACCAAATTAGAAAGAAAAATGAAAATAAAATATAATTAAATAGTGAATATTTTGGTTTAACAAAATTTATATAGATAATTGTAAACATTATAAAAAATGCTATAAAACTTGTAGTCATAGCTAGATTTTTATCCATTTTATTTGTATCTCCTAAATATCCTATTAATAACATAGTAAAATTTAATAGCACAATACCAATATATATTAAAAAATTTAATTTAACTTCTGAATGATCTGCTAAAGCTATACAAAATACTAATAACATTACAGGGGTAGTAATAGACCAATCTAAATATCGCAATTTATTAATTTCATTCCAATTTATATTTTTATTCTTTTCTATAATAGAAACAAATATAGAATAAAAATAACCAGCTATAATTGATATTACTGTTTCCAGATTAAATATATGTCTTACAATTGGATTTTTAGTTCGCAATGCTTCAATAATTGTTATTGTTCCTGTAGTTATTAATAATACATATGTTAATGTAAATGAAGCCTTAATATTAGAATCTACCAAGTCAGTATTTTTTCTTTTTTTATAGCGTCCATATATATTAATTAAATTTATTATATAGTATAAATAAAGTAAATAAATATTAATTTGTTAAACATATTATATAAAATGTCCAATCAAATATTAATTGAATATAGTGATGATTTAGAACATTTACTGAAAATACATGCTGAGGAATGTGAAAGTTTAGGTATACTTCATTTATCCTCTTATGAAAAATTTAATAGAAGATCAAACTATATAAATATACCTGTAATAATATTATCAAGTGCTATTGGTTTTGCTACTGGTATTGATATAGGTTACGATAATATGAATATTATATTAGGTGTTGGTAGTATATTTGTAGGAATTATTAAATCAATAGACACTTACTTTCAACTTCAAAAAAGAGCTGAAGGACATCGTATGTGCTCATTACAATATGAACAAATAAATAAAAAAATACAAATTGAGTTAGCACTTGATAGATCTGAACGACAATCTGCTAAGGATATGCTTAATATTATTAAAACCGATATTAAAAATCTTCAAGATATTAGTCCACTAATAGATAAGGATATAATTGAAAATTATAATAAAAAATATGGACAATATACTACTGTAAAAAAACCAAATTTTGTAAACGGATTATCTGAAGTATTTGTTAATGCTAATCATAATTCCAGTAAAAAACAAACAATAGTTCCTTCCATATCTGCTGATTTAATATTTAAATCACAAAATAATACTCCAAATAATAATAATTCAGTTATAATTCCCATAGATAATCAAATACTTTCGGAAAATATAAATAGAAATTCTAAAAATAATACTCCAATTATTCATTCCTCTAGAACAGCTAACAATAGTAGTTTTCTAAATAATTATAATAATGTTAATAATATATCTCGTAATTCACCTGTAAATAATAATTTATCAGTAGCAAACGCTATGATTCAACAAGATCCTAGTCTATCAAATGTATCTTTAGAAGAATTACAAAATAATACTATGTAATTTTAATATAAATAAATAAAGTTTATATAATAATAAATGCGTAAACAAAATTCACAATTAGCAAATTTAATAATTAATTATGAAAATTATTTTTACATTAAAATTATAGATCCTCGTATTCCAGATATAAATATAGAAAGAATTAATTTAAAAAATATTTATATCTATTATGTTGATAGAAAACACTATGATTTTATTTTTTTATTTAATAAATCAAATAAATTTTATAGATTAATGATACGAAAAAATAAAAACACATCTAATTTTATATTAGTTAATGATTTTTTTGATCAGAAAGTGAAAGAATATTTTAATTTTGATGAATTTGAATATATTTTTCGTGATGATTATATTATACCTCAATTTGATATGGAAATTATTGATATACTTAAAAAAATAGATATATAATTAGTTAAAAAAATTACTTTTATCTTTCACATTATCAGCTTCTATATTTCTATCCTTAATCCATGGATTCTCATTTTCAAATAATGAACTAAATTGTTTTAAGACATTACCTGAACTTAATTGCTCATCGTAAAATGTTCTAGGTATATATCTATATTCTATTTTGGGATTAGGTAATATATTAAGTTGTTTTTGATAACCTAGAATAATAAACATTAAGCCTGTAAAAAATAATAATAATACAACAGATTTCATATATTATTATTATATTTTTTTTTTATAGAATTAATCTTCTTTTTTACGCTGTGCCCATGTATCTTCTTCATTAAACAATTTTTCCTTTACATCATTAGATTTATTGTTGTTTAAACTATCCTTCATATTTTGTTCTTTAATTTCTTGATAATAAATATCACGTTTTAATGAGTTTTCTTTATATTTTTTCATTAATGTGTTTAGTTCAGGTTCTAAATATTCTTGATTTTCAATACGATTAGGGTTAGGATCCCATGGAAGCCAATAACCTACTTGACCAATGAATACATTATCACGTTTATGCAATTTTTGTAAAACTTTACTTCTAACTTCTGCTTCACGATGTGATCCATAAACACCACGAACTTTTACTCCTCTAACAGAAGTTTTAAAATCACACATCTCGTGAAATTGATTTTCTAATTGTTCTTCATTATTAAACATAAAATCATCATATTTTTCTTTGACATTTGTATAGTTTAATTGAGTTTTTCCTTCACTATTTTTTAAAACATTGTTTTCAAGAAATTCGCTTTGAACACATAACCATTTTAAAAATTCGGATTGAAAATAAACCTCTTTTTTCATTAATACATTTTCAGGACTAATAAAGGATAAGACTACAAATTTTTGATTTGGAACTTCTGTGTCAACTTCAAGATAGTCTTCTGTATCTACTTCTGTCATATTATATTAAATAAGTATTAATATGTTTTTAAATGGTTTTTAAATTTATTGATTTATATTAATTTACTATATTTTTTTTCTCTTTTACAAATATATAAAAAACTATGGCTACTGAAAATAATTCAATGGATTTACAAGAAGTTGTAAAAAGAGCTATTAAATATTTAATAGAAGGTGGTGCTGTCGCAGTTGCTCTCTATTTAATTGGCAAAGATAAATTAAATGTTGAAGAAATTTTACTTGTAGCATTAACTGCTGCCGCTGTATTTGCTATATTAGATATGTTTGCTCCTTCTATATCTTATGCTGCTCGTCAAGGTGCTGGTTTCGGTTTAGGTGCTAATTTAGTCGGTTTCCCTAATATGGGTGTTCGTGGTGTAGCTGCTCCAGGAACTATGTTTTAAATAAATATTTTGATAATATAAATTACCAAAATATTTAATCATTTTTTTTTGTTAATGATAATTCACGAAAACATTTAAGGAAAAGATTATAACTCCAAATTAATCCCATTGAAAATAATAATACTAATACTAGAAACATAGAAATATGTTGTTCAAAAATTATATCTGATATTTGAGCAGTATACATTAAAAATCTACCGATCCTAAAATAACTATACCAAATATATTGAAAACACTCAGATACTATTATTAAATTTTTATATTCAGCATATTTTTTATGAATATGGTATGAAATATATATCATAAAATTAGAATATTCTAATAGGTAATAATAGTTTAAGGTATAATTTTGTATTCTAATATCTTTAGCGACAAAAAGACCAAAAAATGCCAAAGAATGATGAAAAATATATGGTAAATGTCTCATTAATTTTTCTTGTTGTATCAATAACTTATAAAATATAAAGAATACATCATAAATATAAAAGCCAATTGACAAATCAATAATATAAGGTATTGTATAAATAGGTAAAGTTTTATAAAATACTACAAATAATAAGGCATGAATAAAATGATTAATATTTTTAGAGATATCATGATGTTTATGTAATTGATTTATAGCACTAAATGATATATGCCAAAACAGCACAAAAAAAGGTAAGGTAATTTGTTCCATATTAAATTAATACATTTGTTATAATCTTAAATAGTAATTAAAATTATAAATAATAAATACTTAAAAAAATAATAATATATTTAAATATGAATAAGCAATTGTTCATCCTCTGGTGGATGGTTTTAATAAGTTCTGTAATGGAATGAATCACCATCTAAGCCTTTTATAAAGGCTTATTTTTTCAGAGTAATGGCTTTAAAATTTAGTTATATGGGTGTAATTTATTTTGACCTAAATAACTAATATTTGATTTATTATATAAATGAAATACTATATTATTTTATTAGTTATTTTATTATTTATATATAGTTTTAATATCACAAAAGAGCACTTTGAAATTAGTAAATTTACAAAACCATTTACGGAAGCAATTAGGGATTTATCAACTGCAGCTGGTAGTGTTAATGAAATAGTTAATATATATGTGCCGAATATTAATTGGGGATACACTTTTTATGATAAATTTAATGATACTATACGAGCAGTTAGAGGATTACCTCCAATGAAACCAGTTGCACCTAATATAAATTATACGATTCATGATAATATTAAAAGATATACTGTTGGATATTCTGGATTTTCTATTTAAATAATATATATGAATAAAATTGATACAAAAACAGTAGATAAAATGAATAGAATGCGCACTTTGGAAGATATGGTTGAACTTTTACAATATGGAAACTCTGAGAGAGAATATATTAAAGGAAGAGAAATTATTGCTTACAATAGAATGGATAATGGTAATTATACATATATTCTCCAAAAAGATATGGGTGATATTAATGATACAGATTTTAAACCGCATTATACACCTAAACAAATGTTAGATTTAGGAATATTTGAAGGACGCTATTTAAATGATTGTATTCTTGAATTTCCGGTAGAATGGTTTTTTGACGCAATTGAAAATAGTAAATTATCCCCTGAAAAAGCTAACATTGAGTGTAACTATTTTAATATAAAAAGTAGAATGTCTTTAGGTGAATGGAAAAAAAATGGATGGATACCTCAAATACAAAATGATCCTGATAATCGTGGTTGGTTTCAATGGTATTGTAGATATTGGTTAGGTAGGCGTATTAAAGATGTTGATGAAATACAAATAAAAAGATGGAGAGCATTCAATAGACATTTTGGTCAAGTAAAAAAAAATTGCAATGGTGATATAAAATGTCGTCCAAAACAAAGACAAGCTTTATTACAGTGGTCATACAATGCTTTTATTTAAAATATTTTTTATAATTTAAAATATATAAAAAATATTTATTGTCTCTTAGGAGGATTTTCAACAACTTTGCCAACTTTATCAAAACGATCTTTGGCATATGCTTCTTCAGCTTTATTCATTAATGCTGTACGCTCATCACGCCTTCTGGCAGAAAGACCATCAACAGATCTTGTATTTTCTACAACACATTCACCTTTTCCTTGTCGGCGACCTTTGTCCCATCTACAAACATTAGGCATTTCTGATTCGCATTCTTCGCTAGTTCTAGGAGTACATTCACCTAAACGAATACGATCCATACGTTCTTGTTCTGCGCTGCGCTTGGGAACATCTGCTCTACGAGCAGAATTTTCTAAAAATTTTAATAATTTTTCATCAGGAGGAGGTGGTGCTAATGATTTTTGTTTTTTTGGAGCTGATTTTCTAGTTGATTTTCTAGCACTATGATTTCTTACTCTTTGATTATGATTATCTTTCAAACCACAACGATTATTTAATACTTCGCATAAATCAGAATTTTCAGAAGCTTTATCAGTTTTTTTACAACTACGTCTTGGATTTTTAAGTCCTTTAACCGGTAAAAGGTTTAAAGAGCAGTATTGGGTTGTCATTATATGATAATATAAGATTTTTTTTTTGAATTTATTTATTAATATAAATCTAAATTAACCCTTATATCTTGACAATTATTATATAAAATAAAATATTTTATTGTTTTAATTATTAGTTATCAATAAAATATTTATTTAAATAGGTATTTTATAGGAAACCTTTTGGAGGTGTCAAAATGCTTTAGCAATTAATATATTTTAAAAATACTTTTTACG